GCTCGGTCTGGACAAAAAAATATTTGAATAACAGGGAGGACAGACAATGAAACCAGAAAGAGAGCAGACTGAAAAGAAGAATGCCGAGCGGTATCTGGTAGTCACAAAGAACGCGATGCCGATGACCATTTGGGCGGAGAGCTTCGCGGAGCTGCTGGACGAGCTGCAGCAGGATGACATTGTGGTCAGAGACGGGGACATCATCTCGATCACAAAGCTCGATCTTTGGGAGGATGAAGAATGAATGCACCGGACAAGGCAAAAGAGATCCGCGGCGTAGTCGCTGCGGCGATCGGATTCTTGACGGCCCTCTGGGGCTGGGCCGGATGGGCTGTGCTTGTCTGGGCGGCGCTGATCCTGATCGACTACATCACAGGCAGCATGGCGGCACGACGGGAAAAAAACTGGTCGTCGGAGATCGCCAGGGATGGGCTGTGGCATAAGGCAGGCGAAATCTTTGCGGTTTTGACGGCTGCATTATGTGATATAGCCCTGAAGGTCGTCATAGAAGGATCTGGGATACAATTCCCGTTTGACCTGCCTCTGATCGTGACGCCGATCGTGCTTTTGTGGTACATTCTGACCGAGGCCGGATCAATTATAGAAAACTGCGGCCGCCTCGGTGCTCCGGTTCCGGCCTGGTTCAAAAAACGCGTCGATACATACAAGGACGTGCTGGATCGGGAACAGGGCATCACAGATGATAAGCCTCCGGAGATCGAGGCCGACGTCGTAGGCAGGCACGAAAAACAAAACGAATGATAAAAAGAGAGCAGCGGACCCGATGCGGATCCGCTGCTCTCTTCTGTTTTTCGGTCATTCGACCGGCCTGGGGAGGACTATGCCGAGAAGACCGCCTGCGAAAATGATGGCGGGTTCGACTTTCGTCTCGGATGGTGGTCCACTCGCCGCAGAGGTCGAACCCCCGGGCAGATCTTCATCCGGACCAGGACAGCCTTCCTCGCCGTAGCTCTCCAGCATCTCAATGTATGAGACCTGTTTGCCGCCCTTCACATTGTAGTAGATGATAATTTTATCGTCAAAGACGAAGACGGAGTTCACCAGCACGTCGATGATCCGCTGGCGGAAGGCCATGTCGAAGAGATCACCCTTGCAGAACGAGCGGAGCCATTCGACAATCTCGTCCTCGGTGAGCCGGATCCGGTTTGCGACACGGAGTTTGGCCAGATCGATCTCCAGCGATTCCTTCTCCTCGGTGAGGCGTTCGATTTTGTCATACAGAGACGCCCGGGCGCCTTTGGGCAGATCGACAACGGCATCGATGTACTTTTCAATCTCCCGGCCGAGAGCGGCGATCCGTTCCTCAAGCTGTCGCACCTGATCGTCGCCGAATTCCTTTTCGTACTCGGCCACGACGGCCGCGGCGATCTTCCGCACGCGCTCAGGCGCGAGGATATAGGCGACAGTCTGCTCGCATACATACCATTCGAGGAAATCCTTCTTCTCGTGCTTCTTTTTGCAGCCATTTCGCTTCTTCCGCCTGCCGGTGCATTGGTAATAATACCAGGTGTTCCCGGTCTTGCCGGTGCCGCTGACGCCGTGCATCGACATCCCGCAATGCCCGCAGAAGATCTTCCCGGTCAGCAGATATTCGATCTCGGCCGTCGGGGGATTCTTCGCGCCGCTGCGGCGCATCAGATCAAGACGGGCCTGCACGCGCTCCCAGGTGGGCCGGTCGATGATCGCCGGACAGCCGCCTTCGACGCGGACGCCGGACTGCTCCAGGACGCCAACATACTTCTCGCTGCGAAGAACACGGTGAATCGCGTTATGATCGAGCGGCTTCCCATTTCGGTTCCGGAAGCCGCGCCGGTTCAGATCGTCGATGATATCGCGCTTCGGCACGCCGTCAGCGTACAGCTCAAACATCTGACGGACATAGGGCGCCAGGTGCTCGTCAAGAACGAGGTATCCGTTTTCGGAGCGGTACCCGAGCGGAATGCTGCCGCCGACGAATTTTCCCTTGCTGGCGCTCTCGATCCGGCCGCGCCGGACCTTCTGCGCGAGCTCGAGCGAGTAATATTCGGCGCTGGCTTCCAGCACGGCCTCCAGGATGATCGACTCCGGATTGTCGCCGATCTGCTCCATTGCAGAGAGCAGCTTCACGCCGTTCTGCTTCAGCTTGTGCTTATAGACGGCCGAGTCGTACCTGTTCCGGGCGAAGCGGTCCAGTTTGTAAACGATCACAAACTGGAAGGCCTTCTTCCGGGAGTCCTCAATCATCTTCTGGAACCGCGGGCGATCATCCGAGCGGCCGGAGATGGCCCGGTCGATGTATTCGTTGACAACGGTGTACCCGTGCCGCTTCGCGTAATCATGGCAGACGTGCAGCTGCCCTTCGATGCTCTGTTCATCCTGGCGGTGCGAGCTGTATCGAGCATAGATCACGGCATTGTTTTTCATAGAGACCTCCTGCCCCGGCTTCGGCCGGGGCTTTTTCTGTTTAGTGATAAATCACTAACGTGTCATCCAGCTTCGGAAGTCGATGACGGAGCATCTTTTCGATTGCGCTCAGCAGAGCGGTGTAGCATTGCGGCAGCCTCTTCTCTAATCTCATCTGAGGCGTCCCGGAAGTCATCCAACAAAGAAACCTCGGATGCGGTCAGCACTGGGGAGCGAGTGTCGGAACGACCATAGACAAGATAATCAACAGAAGTGTTCAAAGCGGATGCGAGAGCCATGAAAGCAGGAAGTTTTGGTTCTTGAGTGTCTCCGGACAAGATCTTGTTTATTGTGCCGAGCGGAACGCCTGACAAGGAAGAGAGCTCTTCATTCGTCAGATTAGAAGATTTTTTACAGTTTTTGAGCCTGATCAGGATTGGTCCGTAATCATACATTCGAATCACCTCGTTTTTGAGTATAACACACCAAATGGAAAAGTAAAGAAAATAATTACCGCCAACGGAAAAATAATTCTTGACAATTACCGCCAATGGGAATAATATATCGTCAAGATTACCGCCGACGGTAAAAGGAGGTGAAACCATGACGGCAAATCTTATAGCAGAATTGGTTAAAAAGGGAGTCCCAGCGCAGAGAGTGGCAAAAGAGGTAGCGGAAACGATCGGAGTTACAGAAAAGACTGCGAGAAACAAAATAAACGGTACGACAGAGTTCACACTTCCGGAAGCTGTAAAAATCAACGATAAATGCTTCAACGGTGAGCAGTCTCTTGAATATCTTTTCAAAGATGTACCGGAAGCTGTCCCGGCCTGAAGAGAGACGGCCGTGCCGTGATACAATCCCGGCACCATACGAAAAGTCCTTGACTTTTCGTAATGAACCATCAGAGAGAAGGATCAGTATGTCAGATTTTGCATACTGCAGGGTCAGCACCAAGGACCAGAACCTCGACCGGCAGACGGAAGCCATGAAAAAAGCCGGGATCCTTCCGGCGCACATCATCTGCGAGAAGGAATCCGGCAGGAACATGGACCGGCCGATCTGGCTGAGGCTGAAGTATCGCATGAAATCCGGAGACACCCTCACCATCATGAGCATTGACCGCCTGGGACGGAACTATGACGAGATCCTGAAGACCTGGCGGGAGCTGACGGAAAAGGGCATCGGAATCATTGTGCTGGACATGCCGCTGCTGAATACCGCGAAAGACCGGGATCTGACCGGCAGGCTGATTTCCGATATCGTGCTGCAGCTGCTCAGCTATGTTGCCGAGACGGAGAGAGCCTTTATCAAAAAGCGGCAGGCCGAGGGAATCGCAGCGGCAAAGGCCAGGGGCGTCAAGTTCGGCCGCGAGCCGATGGAGCGCCCGCAGGAATGGGAAACGCTCTGCAGAAGAGTCGAAGCCGGAGAAATGTCGGTCAGGGGTGCGGCCATGAGGCTCGGCGTTTCACACACCACCGTCTGCCGATGGGCACGGGAATTCAGAAAGGAGGGCGAAGACCATGACACTAATTGACGGCAAACCCATGGAGAGAGCGGTCCTTGACGGACAGAGGAGTCAGCACGACCTGGCGATTATTGCCGAAGCTCTCCGGCCGTCGGGCATGAACTTCGTGGCGGACACGCTGGAAGATGCGGCGAACAACATCGAGTATCTGATCATGGCGCTGGAGAAGCTGGCTGTGAAGGAGAGCGGGACGGATGGATGAATACATTCAGATCGGCGTGATCTCCGCCAGGACGCCGGACGGGTCCTGCCTTCCGGCCGTGCCGATCTACACCAAACGGACGCCGGAGGCGGAGCGGGCCGAAGAAGCGGCGCTCCAGCCGGTGGCCAGGATCTTCGCCGAGAAGATGGCGGCGTACATCAAAGAGGCGAGCAAAATCGAGCCGGGGCTCCGGCTCTGAAATGGAGGAAATGATATGAAACTCAAAGCAATCGGGGCGATCACGAGCAAGGCAAAGCAGCTGATCCTCCTGGATGAAGGCGACAGCCAGTGGGTCGGGGACGGATACGCGTTTTACCTGCTGCCGGAGAGCCTCGGCCAGATCACACCGGCCACCGCCTGCGCGATCTTCGACATTCCGGAAGAGAAGGCGGCAGCCTGGCGGATGAAACGGCAGGAAATGCCGGACGCCTTCGACACCACGGACGAAGGCACCGGAGAAGAAATCGTCGTGTATGACACCTTCCGCAGGATCATGTTTAACGGGTATGACATGCTTCCGGCCACGTCGGGATTCGGGAAGACCTACTTCATTCAGGCGAAATATATGAAGCCGCTGACAGATGCGGATCCGGTCCTCGCGCTCCGGTACACCCGGAAGGGGACGCCGTACTTTGTGGCGAAAGAGGGCATGTTTGCAGAAGCAATCATCATGCCGATGAAAACGTCACCGGAACTGGCGGACTGGATGACGGGCCAGCTGAACGGAATGGCAAACGCCAGATACTACGATCAGCACGAACTCGGCACCGACGAAGACGATGGCAACCTGTAATTTCTGCGATTACATGCGCCCGGAGGCGTGGCCAAAGGGAGCAATTGCGGCCAGGTGTATGTGCCTGCTCCCGCCGAAAGGGACCATTCAGCACTACGGCCGGACGATGGAAGTGTTCAACCTGGGTGAAGTCGGCGTGATCCAGACGCCGGTTTGGTGCCCAAAAAATAAGAAGGAGGAAACAAAAGATGAAAAGACAGAAACAGGAAACCATGCTTGACCGGCTGAGAAGGGAACACCCGGAAGAGATCGGGGATCAGTTTCCGGGCGGCGTGAGGCTCTGCCCGGAAGACCTCGGTTATGAGCCGGAAACGATATGCGCATACTTCCGGGAGCAGGACACGAAAGGGAAGCAGCTCGACAAGGCGATCTGCCTGAAGTGCTGGGACCGCCCGTTCCCGGAAGATGTCCAGGAAAAGTAAGTGCCGCGCACCGGCAGGAACCGGATACGCGGCAAAAGTAGAAGGAAATTAAATTGACACAAGGAGATTATAAAACATGTTGGACCAAAATGCAATGAGTATTGTTCCGGTCTACGCAAAGACAGAGATTCCGCGCAGAGAGGAAGTGCAGGAAACGATGTTCACCAGGATCATGAACCACGCGGCGGAGAAGATCCGCGTCGGCTTCCGCAGAAAGTACGGTATTGCGCTGATCGGAGCGGCGCTGTTCACGATCTACACGATCCTGCTGAGCGCGGGCGTGGAGCACAGGACGGAAGTCAGAGTCCGGCAGGAGATGGCGGGCGAGGCCGCAGCGGCGGTGGAGCAGTACAAGGCAGAGCAGGCCAGGGAAACCCAGAAGCAATATTTTCTCTCCGGCGACGCCAGCCGGGAAGCCTTTATCAATCAGGAAATCGACGCCTCGGCGAGGCTTGCGGCGAGAATGTCCAATGACGTTCAAAAGGGCGGAATCATCTGCAACGCCCTGGCCCGGGTCATGAACAAGGCCTATCCGGGAACCATGCAGGAAGTCATTGCACAGCCGGAACAGTGGATGTTCTACAATCCAGACAACAAGTTCAGCACCCATGACCGGGAAATCGCGGAGAAGATCCTCCGGGCATATTATGAAGAAGGCATCGTCCCGACAGGACTGACCGAGGATTTCGTTTACGGAAGCTGGAGCGAATCCGACTACGTCCTGCGCAATACCTGGGACTTCGGAAGCGCGACGCGCACATGGAGGTATCAGGGATGAACGAATACAGAGACGAGGCCCTGAAGAAGCTCAGGAGTGAATTCCAGAGCGGAAAATATGACAAATACGGGCAGGTCATGAAGATGGATGTCCTCTGCCAGCTGGAAGATTTCGTCGAACAAGATCCGGAATTCGCGCAGGCGGTCGCCCAGGGCGGCACCTTTGAAGACTGCATGAAGGCGGTAGCGAAGAGCTGCGGACAGTCTCTCTCCGACGTCGAGGCATACCGCCGGGCCGTGGCGTTCTATTTCCCGGGGGCAAAGGTGAAAATGCAGCTGACGATCGATCTGGTCGGCGAGGCGGCCGAGAAGAAGGAAGAGTACAAGCCGAAGCACGCCAGCGACGCGAAGCCGGAGAGCATCGTCCTCGACTTCCGGAACTTCCTCTGAAGGGAGGCGGCAGGATGAATCCGAAATGCACGCTTCCGGAGCCGCTGCGGCGTGACGCGCTGCTCCAGTTCGACCGGATCTCGCTGACAGGGGAAGAGGAACAGCAGATCCGGCGCATGTTCCCGCAGTATCTCTTCTTCCGGAACGAATACGCCGACGACGGCTTTTATGTGAGCTCCAATCCGATCAGGCTGTGCACCTGCACAGCCTGCGGGGAGAGCTTCGAGGCGGTCCGGGGAAACTATCCACGCGGGAAGCTTCACCACGAGCGCTGCAACTGCCCGCACTGCGGGGCGGAGGTGGAAGGCATCGCCGCACACAAGTTCAAGTATGATATGCCGAGCCTCGAGCGGTGGATCAAGGCGGCCGTGGCCAGAACGGGAAAAGACGGCGCCCTGCTGATCGAAGCCGGGAATGTGAGACGGCGCTTCAACTGGGACGATCTTGTCGGGCAGATCGACTGGTTCCCGACGAAGCGGTATTACTTCGGCCGGGACGGATCGGCAGAGTTCACCTATGAGGTCACGGATTGGGGCTGCGGCCCGTTCCGTGAGCGGCAATACGAATGGAAGGCCGTGAAGACGATCTGCGAGCCGTTCAATCCGGCCATGATGGGATATGCCGACTATGACGGCCGGTATCAGATCATCGGCCTTCAGGAGGCGCTGGGGAAGTCGGTCCTGAAATACTGCCAGATCTTCGAGTTCTATCAGCGCCGGGCGTCCGCGGACCTGGACGGGAACCCGGCAAAGGGCATGATGAAATATCTCGGCTGGGCAAACGAGCTGCCACAGATCGAAATGGCCGTGAAGCTCGGTCTCGAGGGAGCGGTCGAGGATCTGATCATCAGCGGAAAGAAGAACGCCAGGTATCTGAACTGGAACGCGAAGAGGCCGAACGAGCTGATCCGGATGCTGCCGGCAGACGGAAAGGCGTTCTTCCGCTGCGGGATGGATTTCAGCGACCTGGTCGCATACCGCGACAGCGGCACGAAGCTCAGGCTCATGCAGTATCTCCACCTTTCCGACAGGATCGGCGGGCCGGAAAACCTCAGAAGGACCGCGGAGTGCTGCAGGATTGCGAGATGCACGCCGGAGCAGGGCGTCAACTACGTCCTCGCCCATGAGCCGGAGTGCGCACGCTACGCGGTACCGCCTGCGCAGATCATCCAGGCGTGGAAAGATTACCTCGAAATGGCCGAGAGGATCGGATACGATCTCCGAGAGAAGTCCGTGGCCATGCCGAAGAACCTGCAGGAGCGGCACGACGCCGCAGCGGACACGATCACACAGCAGAAGAACGCGGACGAGATGATCAAATACAAGGCCCGCAGACGGAAGCTCGAAAAGAAATACGCCTTCGCCATGGGTGAGCTCTGCGTCCTGGTGCCGATAAGCTCCGACGAGATCATCCGGGAGGGCAAGACGCTCCAGCACTGTGTCGCCGGCTACGCTCCGAGGCATATCAAAGGAACGACGACCATTCTCTTCATCCGGCACCGGAAAAAGCCGGGCCGGTCCTTCCTGACGGTGGAACTGAAGGAAGAAAAGGGAAAGATCAAGATTGCGCAGATTCACGGGTACAAGAACGAGCGGTACCCGGGAGCGGTCGAGCCGGAGATCCGCTTTGCGGGATTCCTCGAAACGTGGCTCGATTGGGTGAATGCGGGATCTGAGCGGGACCGGGACGGGAATCCGATCCTGCCCGCAGCGGAACAGATTGAAACGGAGGTCAAAACGGCATGAGTGAGAATCTTAGCGAAATGCTACAGGAAACCAGAACGCTGGACATAGTAGCGGCGGAGATCCGGTCATATACCTGGTCGATGCTGACCAATATCATCGAAATCGGGCGCCGCCTGGTGGAAGCAAAAGAGATGCTGCCACATGGCGAGTTCATGAGCTGGTGCACCGAGAACTTCGGATACTCCAAGAGCCAGACGAACAACTTTATGCGGCTGTATGAGGCTTACGGGTCGGAACAAAATTCGATGTTTGGAGCGGAGTTAAACCGCCAAACGTTTGGAACTTTGAACTATTCCAAGGCTTTGGCGCTGCTCGCACTGCCTTCTGCAGAGGAGCGGGAAGCCTTCATCGAAGAAAATAACGTCGATGAAATGACCACGCGGGAGCTCCAGCAGGCCATCAGGGAAAAGCAGGAAGCCGAGCGGAAGCTGGGGGACGAGAAAAAGCAGCGAGAACAGGCGGAGGACCTGCTGAAAACGCAGGATCAGATGCTTGTCGAGGCCAGGGCGCAGATCGAAGAGCTGGCCAAGCTCAACAAAGAACTCGAAAACCGGCCGCATGAGGTGGCCGTGGAGACCGTCCGGGACGAAGAGGCCATCGCCGCAGCGGCCAAGGAAGCCAAAGAGGCGGCAGAGGCGTCCGCAAAGAAAAAGATCGCTGCTCTCGAAAAGCAGCTGAACAAGGCAGAGAATGAGCGGGCCGAGGCTGTGAAGAAAGCGGAGACTGCCGGTCAGGACACCGAAAAGCAGCTGAAGGCGGCAGCGGCCGAAGCGGAGAAGATCCGCGCCGAGCTGGAGGAAGCCAGGAAGCAGCTGAAGGCGTCCAGCGCGGACGTGGCCAAGTTCGGCGTCTGGTTCACGACTGTGCAGCAGGACTTTCTGAAAATGATCGCCGCCCTGCGCGAGGTCCGGGAGCGGGACGAGGAAACCGGGAAGAAGCTGAAGACCGGAGCGGTCGCGCTGCTGAATGATCTGCTGGAGCGGCTGAATCAGGAGACGGAATCGTGAGCATTATGATCAAAGGTGTAGAGATGCCGAAGAACTGCTATGAATGCCCGTGTTCGTATTGGACGGAGGGGGCACATCATGATTTCTGCCAAGTGGTTGGATACGATTCAAATATAGAAAGACAGAACGACAGACCATCATGGTGCCCGCTAGTCGAAGCCCGCGAACCGCATGAAAGGAAGACCGAGTGATGGACGACAGCTGGAAAACCTGCAACAACTGTGCGCGATGGCTTTGCCACTGCGAGAATCTGAGCCTGTGGAAGCCGATCCGGTGCCCACACTGCGGCGGGCCGCTGTCGGAACTGAGAAAATATCGATACGGCGGCGGGACGATCGGGGAGCTGGCCAAGTACAGCGGGAAATGGTACCGCCACTGCTACAGCTGTCACGCGGAGTTCTTTGTGGAGGAATGAGGATGTGTAAAAGGGACTGCATTTATGCCGGAACCGAAAATATCCACTTCGGCGCCGGAGAGCACTGCTGCGATTATGTGCTCGCCATGATGGGCACGGACCGGGAACAGAAGACAAGGTTCGGGCAGCTGGTTAAAAAGTACAGGCTGCCGCCGACGCACCGGAAGATCAGGCTGCTCATGATGGGGGAGAACTGCCCGTTTTACGAGCCTCTGTATCCGGGCCAGAAGAAGCCAAGGAAGACAAGTCCGATCCTGCCCAGGAAGCCGAGAGAAGCGAAGGAATACACCGCACCGGCAGACGAGGACAGGCTCATGGAGCTCTACAAAGAAGGACTGTCGGACAGGAATGTTGCCGAAACGCTGGGCCTGAAGGAATTCCAGGTGCTCAGATGGAGACAGGAGCGGGACCTTCCGTCAAACTATTCGCTTCACCGCCTGGACAAGAACCGGGCCCGCGAATTGTATGAGGAGGGAAAATCGGACAGGGAGATCGCGGAAATCCTTG